CCTAAAACTCAAAAAAGAGATTTATCTTTTAACTCAATTTTTCCAGATGCAAATGTTTTTGATACTGACAAAGCCTTAACACTTACAGCGGTTTGGTGTGCAATTAGATTACTTGCAGAATCAGTTTCATCACTACCTATTTCTGTTTATACTAAACAAGCAAATGGAGATAAATTAGAAGATACTAAAAGTCCAATTTATAAACTTGTAAAATTTAAGCCTAACTATTATCAAAATAAAATAACTTTCTTTGAGTTTATTATGCTCAGTATTTGTACTGAGGGAAATAGTTATGTTCAAATAGTAAGAAACAATTCTGGAACTCCAGTTCAATTAATATGTTTAGACCCAAGTAATGTTACAGTTGTTGTAAATAATAATGAGCTTTTTTATCAAGTTGATGGTGGAGCTGTTTTAGATTCTAGCGACATGCTACATTTTAAAACAATAACAGATGATGGTGTTACTGGATTAAGCCCAATTGATCAATGTGCAAAGGCTTTAAACTGGGGTGTTAGTTTAGAAGAGTTTGGCTCAACATTCTTTTCTAATGGAGCAAAGCCAAGTTCTATTTTACAAACTGACAGAGCATTAAGTGATACAGCTTTACAAAGATTAAAAACCAGCTTTAACAGTAATTATGGTAAACTAAAAAATAGTAATTCAACTATTGTATTAGAGGAAGGATTAACATTTAAGCCTATCTCAATCAGTCCAGAACAAGCTCAGTTTTTAAGTTCAAGGCAGTTCAGTATTGAGGAAGTTGCTCGTATCTTCAATTGCCCTCCGCACATGCTGAAAGATTTAAGCAAATCAAGTTTTAATAATATTGAAATGCAATCTCAAGAATTTGTAACATATACTTTGATGCCTTACATTACAAGAATAGAGCAAGAGATGAATCTAAAATTATTTAGAACAAATGAATTAGGCAAAACATTTGTTGAGTTTAATGTAAATGGATTGTTGAGAGGTGATGTAAAATCAAGAACTGAGGCATATAAAACTGCAATTACAAATGGTTATATGTCAATAAATGAAGTTAGACAAAAAGAAAATATGAACTCTATTGAAGGAGGTGATAAACATTTCATGCAAATGAATATGACAACAATAGACAAAGTTGGTGAAGATGCCTAGCATTGAATGTGACAATGGCAAATGGAAATGGGGTGAAAATGGCTCTTGCATTTATGATTCTAAAAAAGAATCTGATGACGCAAATAGTGATTACAGAGCAATAAGTGATATTGACTTTACTCCAACGCAAGGCATGATAGATGAGGCTAAGAAAGGAAAAGAATGGCGTGAAGAGTTTGGAAGAGGTGGAACTGAGGTTGGATTAAAAACAGCCAATATGATAATCAGTAACTCATTATCAGCTGATAGAGTAACAAGAATGTATAGTTACTTACAAAGGCATGAAGTTGATAAACAAGGTGAAGGTTTTAGCCCAGATGAGAATGGTTTTCCAAGTGCTGGTAGAATAGCTTGGGCATTGTGGGGTGGTGATGCGGCTGTAAAATGGTCAGAAAGAAAAAGAAATGAAATAATTGCAGAGGAAGAAAAAGATGAAAGAAATTTAAAAAATTATAATCAAATGGAAAAAAGAATATTTAATATAGAAACAAGAGTTGATTCAACTGAGGATGGTAGAGATTTAGTTGTTGGACATGCTAGTGTTTATGATTCAAGGTCAAATAATCTTGGTGGCTTTTATGAGTTTATAGAAAGAGGGGCATTTACTGAGGAACTAATAAACAATTCTGATGTTAGAGCTTTAATAAATCATGATCCTAATTTAATTCTTGCAAGAAATACATCTGGAACTTTAAATTTAACAGCTGATGAAAGAGGTTTAAAATATGAATTTGAAATGCCAGAAACATCTTATGGAAAAGATTTAGCTATCTCAATGAAGCGTGGTGATATTACACAAAGCTCATTTGCATTTACAGTTGCTGAAGATGACTGGTCAACTGATGACGAAGGCAACAACATTAGAACAATAAAAAAGATTGATAGGCTTTATGATGTTAGCCCCGTCACATACCCCGCTTACAACATGGCTGAAAGTGATTTAGTTGTTGCTAAAAGAGGATTAAAAGAATATCAAGAAAGTTTAGTTGAGGAAACTAAAGAAGAAATTATTGAAGAAAAAGAAAACAATTTAGTGAGAAATTCTCTTATCTCATTAAATATTGAATTAAAAAAGAGAAAATAAATTTAAAAAATTATAAAATGAAAACATCAATTATTTTAAAGGAGGAAAGATCAGACATTATTTCTCAGTTGGAAAACATTAAAGATGTTGCTACAACTGAGGAAAGAGATTTAACCTCTGACGAGAACAGTCAAGTTGATGGATTATTAACAGAAGTTGATAATCTTGATGCAAAGATTGAAAGAGCTGAAAAAATGGAAACTATCAAGCGTAATGCTGCGGTTGTTTCTGGAGTTACAAGTACAAAAGTAGAAAAAGAAGTAAGAGATTACTCTTTTCAAGATGCTTTAGCACAAGCTGCAAATGGTAGAATTGAAGGACTTGTAAAAGAAATGGACCAAGAAGCTAGAAATGAATCTAGATATACTGGACAATCTTACAAAGGAATTGGTATTCCTTCAAGCATATTAACAAGAGCTGCGGTTGAAACTGCACCAGCAAATTCAACTCAAGTAATGGCGTGGACTGACCAATTAGAAGCAAACTTAGTAATGGCGTCAGCTGGAGCTAATTTTTATTCTGGAGTTAACAACATGAAATTCCCAGTATTTTCATCAATCAATTCTGGATTCGTTGCTGAAAGTGGGGGTTCTGCACCAGCTGCAAATGGAACTGCAACATCTTTAACTTTAAGTCCAAAGAAAATTATTTCTATTGTTAATGTATCGGCTGAAGCTGTAACTCAAAACGCATCTATTGAATCGGCATTAAGAAGAAACATGGCACAATCTGTTGCTGCAACAATGGAATCAGCTTTCTTAGCTAACAGTGACGTTACTAATGCACCAACATCTTTATTTGATGATGCAACATCTTCTGCAACATCTGTAATTTCTGTTGCTAACGTTGAGAAAATGGAAACTGACACATTAGCTGCTGATGTAAATTTAGAAGGGTCAAGAATGGCTTACATTCTAAATCCAGCTGCTTATGCTGATGTAAAATCTTTAGCTCAAGTTGCTGGGGTTTCTGCATTATATGACAATGCTGATAAAAGATTAAATGGATATTTCTCATTTATAACATCTAACTTAAACTCTGGCGGTACAGCTTCAAAAACTGCGGCTTTATTTGGAGATTTCTCTAAAGTACACATGGCACAGTTTGGTGGTTTAGATGTGATTTATGACATTTACTCTGGAGCTGGAACTGGTGAGCCTCGTTATGTACTAACATCATTAGTTGATGCTGGTGCTGTACAATCAGCTACATTCCACAAAAACTTGGAAGCATAGTTTTAATACTTAATTCAGAAAAGGGGTGGTGGACTTACCATCATCCCTTTTTTTATAACTAAATAATATGAAAACATATCAAGTAATAACAGCTGCAACAACTTATCCAGTAAGTTTAACTGAGGCAAAATCACATTTAAAAGTTGATACTACCGCAGATGATACTTACATTGAATCTATTATAAAAGCTGCAACACAATTAAGTGAAGAGTACACTAATAGATTTTTTATTGATACTGTTATTGAACAATATGCTAGTAGTTTTGCTGAATTACAAACTTTATTCAAAAGCAAAGTTAGTTCAGTTGCTCATGTTAAATATTATCCAAGTAGTGCAACAAAAATACCTGCAACAATTTCAAGTCCATCTAGTGGTTCTGGTTATACTGATGGAACTAATATTGCAACATTAAGTGTTAATGGAAGTGGGTTAACAGTTGACATAACAACAAGCGGAGGGGCTGTTCAAACTGCAAGAATAAATCAAGCTGGTAGCGGTTATAACATTGGTGATACTGTAACAATAACAAAAACTGGTCAGCCTAGTTCACAATTTACAATAACATCATTAGGAACACCTTCAATTAATGTTTTATTGAATAATGATATTTATGATGCTCAATTAAATTATGAGCCATCACAAATACAATTAGTTGATGGTCAAAGTTTCCCAGATATTACAAAAAGAAATGATGCTGTTTTAGTTAGATATACAGTTGGATATGGAGCTGCAAGTGATGTTCCAGAAATAATAAAACAAGCTATCCTTTTAACAATCGGAAATTTCTATGCTAACAGACAATCTGTGATAACGGGTAAAACTGCAACTGAGCTGCCACAAAATAGTAAATGGTTGCTTGATACATATAAAGTTCAAATAATAGGATGACAATAGGTGAACTAGATAGAAGAGTTGAAATTTATAATGTTAGTACATCAAGGAATGATTATGGTGAATTGACAAGGTCATATAGTGCTTTTCGTACAGTTTGGGCTGCAATAGAATGGAAGGGAGGATCAGAAGGTGTTGATCAATCAGAAAAAATAACTGGAATGACTAAGTTGCACATATATATTAGAAATTTAGACATGAGTAGTTTAACTTTACAATCTAGATTAACTTATGATGGTAAATATTATTTTCCAAAAGTAATTAATCAAATAGATGGTAGAACAGCTTTTTTAGAAATAATTTGTGAAAATAAAGATTAATGGCTATATCAAATATAACAGTTTTAGGCACAAAAGAATTAAATGATATGTTTATGCAACTACCTAAACAAATCAAAAAAAATACTGTATGGCAAAAATTTTGGAGAAAAAATTCAAAGCCTTTTATTGATGCTGCAAAATCAAATTTAAACAGTTTAAAAGGTCAAAGTAATCAGACAAATAAAAAAAGAACTGAAACACTAAAAAGGAGTATTGGATATTTTACAACAAGAAGGAGTAGAAAATTTTTAGGAGGTTTTGTTGGTCCAAGAGTTAAAGGGGCATACAGAAATGAAAAAAGTGGATATTATGGAGCATGGGTTGAGTATGGAGGTCAAGTAAAATTTGGTGGGAGAGGTTTTGGAAAAGACCAGCCATTTATTGAGCCATCATGGAAAAGTAATTATTTAAAAGTAACACAAAATGCTATGGGTGATGCTGAATTTATAATGGCAAAGGCTATAAAAAGCCATGAAAAAAAGTTACAAAAATATGGTAAATTTGGAGTGTAATGCAAATAGGTAAATCAATATATTATATTTTAGTAAATGACACTGATGTCAGTGCTTTGGTTGGCACTAGGATATTTCCTAATGTAGCACCTCAAACAACTACTTTTCCTTTTATCATTTATGATGTTACTGGAGTAAGTCCAAATGACACAAAAGAAGGACCAAGTACATTAGACACTAATGATGTTATGATTTCATGTTATAGTGAAACATATGATGAAGCATCTGATTTAGCTCAAAAAATTAGAGTTGCAATGGATAGAATTAATGAAGGAGTTTATAATGATGAAACAATTCAATCAAGTCAATTTCAAAGTTACAATGATATATTTGATGACACTAGCGGTGATGCTGGTATTTATAGAAAGGCTTTAGATTTTGAGATTAGACAAATAAATCCAACAAATTAAAAAAGTAAATATGAAAATAAAATTAGAAAAAAATTGGAGGTATGCTGGTCAAGTAATTATGGCTGGTACTGAAATGGTAATAAATAATAAAGAAACTATTGCTTATTTAAAAGATAATGGTTACTTAAAAGAGAAAAAAGAAAAAAAGGCAAAAGAAAAAGTTGCCGAAAAAAATAATTAATTAATATAAAAATAAAAAGAAATGGCTATTTTAAATGGAACTGAATTAAAAGTTTATAGCACTGGAACAACTAATCTTGTTGCCTTTGCTCAAAACTGTACATTGAATGTAAATCATTCACCAAGAGAAATTACAAACAAAGAATCAGCTGGAAATAAGGAAATTTTAGAAGGATTAAGAGATTTCTCTCTTGATGTTGATGGTGCTTATGCATGGACTAATGCCGCTGGTGCAGCTTTAACAAATGGAGCTGATGACTTATTACAAACAAAACTTTTAGCTAATAGATTAAAAGTTGATTTTATCTTTGGTGATACTGCGTCAACACATGATGTAAGTTATGCTGGAAGTGGTTACATTACATCAATGAGTTTTACTGGCGGTACCGAAGATTCCGCAAGTTACAGTCTTACGATTGAGGGAACTGGTGCTTTAGTACAAACAGTACAATAAAAAATCTAGGTGATTAGCTTAGGCACTGATTTTTGTTTAGTGCCTTTGCTATGATCCTTTTAAACTAAACAAAAAAATGAATTATACTTTTATAGAAATAGATAAGAAAAAATATCCAATTAAATTTGGATTTAAGGCTTTGCGTAAATACAGCTCAAAAACAAAAACATCATTGCAAGATTTAGATAAACTTGGAACTGATATGACTTTAGATGACGCATTGAATTTAATTTTTTGTGGTATTGAAGATGGTTATAGGGCTGCAAAGCAAGAATGTGAAATAAGCATTGATGACTTAGCTGATTTAATAGATGGCGATTTTGATAGTATTGGAAGGGCTATGGAAATCTTAGCTGAACAAATGGGAGGTAGTAATGAAAAAAAGCCGAAAGCCAAGAAGTAGAAAAAAAACTTTCTTGGCGTGATTTAGAAAAAATTGCTTTCGGTTATTTAGAAATGGGAGTTGATGAATTTTATGACTACTTACCTAAACATTTTTGGAATAAGTTAGATGGCTTTTATGAGCTTGAAAACATAAGAGAAAAAGGAAGGTGGGAAAGAACAAGATGGCAAACAACATTGCTTTTGAATATACAAATAGCAAAAGGTAAAAAGTTAAAGCCAACTGATTTGATAGAATTTGAATGGGACAAGAAACAAAAAGAAATAGATTATAAAAAGTTGAAAGAGAAAGCTGAGTTTATTAAAAAAATGAGTGAGCATGGCAAATAAAAGTGTAGGTTTTTTAACTATTGCGTTTGGAGCTGATTTAAGAGGCTTTGATAAAGCAATGAAAAAGGCTCAAAGAAGTATCAAAAAATTTGGTACATCTATGCAGCGAACTGGTAAAAATTTAACAAGAAATTTAACATTGCCTTTAGCTGCATTTGCAGCGGCATCTGTTAAGGCTTTTGATACTCAAGCCAAAGCTGAAACCAAATTACTTACAGCATTAAAAGGGCGTGAGGATGTACAAAAAAGATTAATTGCTCAAGCTAAAGAATTACAAACACAAACTTTATTTGGTGATGAAGAAACAATAGCGGCTCAAGCTATGTTGGCAACAATGGGATTAGAGGAAGAGGCTATCATGAGGCTTATTCCTTTAGTTCAAGACATGGCAACTGCAAAAGGAATGAATCTTGTTCAAGCCGCAGATTTAGTTGCTAAATCGGTAGGTAGTTCAACAAACGCATTAAGTAGGTATGGAATAACAATAACTGGGGCGGTAGGTAGTCAAGAAAGATTAAACACAGCAACAGAGGCTTTAAATAAAGCATTTGGTGGACAAGCTGAAGCTGTTTCAAAAGTTGGACTTGGTCCATTAACACAATTAAAAAATATATTAGGTGATTTATCTGAAGATATTGGAAAGATTATTTTACCTACATTAAATGATTTAGCAAAAGATGTAAAAGAATTAGCATTAAGATTTGATGGTTTGACTGATGCTACTAAAAAAAATATTGTTAAATGGGGGGCGATAACTGCGGCTGTTGGTCCATTTCTTATTTTAATTGGAAAAACATTTACATCAATAGCTTTCTTAATTCCTTTAATTGTTAGGTTAGGAGGGGCGTTTAAAAAATTAAGCATTTTAATGTTTAATCTTATTAAGAAAAATCCATGGCTTTTATTAGCTACTGGTATTGCAGCAATTGGAGTAGCTATTGCAGATACTTTAGGGGCATTTGATAAGTGGTTAGGAACAGAGGATGAGGTGCAAGAAGAAACTGATAAAACTACCGATTCAATAAATGAATTAAATGAAGCTCTTTTAAAAGTAGATAAAACAATAACAAAAGTAAGTTCTAACAAACCACAAATATTTAAAGATTTAGTTTTTACTCCAACACAGCCTTTAGGTGAATTTATGTCACCAATATCAGATCAATTTAATGAGGATATTTCATTAGCATCCGAACAATTTGGAGAATTTGGTGAAAAATTAGAATTTGTTAGTGAAAAACAAAAACAATTAAATGCTGCAACACAATTATTTGGTGATGTTATGTTCAATGCAATGATGGATGCTGCAAATAGTCAAGAAGGTTTTTTTAGCTCTTTTATTGAAAATATGAAAAAAGCAATAAAGCAATTATTGATTCAATTAGCTGTAATGACTGCAATTAATATATTACTTGGAGGAAAGGGAATGACATTAAGCAAAGCATTTTCAGCTGCAAAAACATCTATTTTAGGTTTACAATCTGGAGGATTAGTTACTGGTCCAACAATGGCTTTAGTAGGTGAAGGAGCTGGAACAAATGCAAGTAATCCAGAAGTTGTTGCTCCGCTTGATAAATTAAAAGGAATGATAAATGGAGGAAGTGGCTCACAACAAATTGAAGTGTTTGGGCGTATAAGTGGAAATGACATTTTTATTAGTAATCAAAGAGGTGGGTTAGGTAGATTAAGAACAGTATAATTTATGGCATTTGGTAAAAAGTTTTATTCATCATATAAGAGTAATAACAATTTAGATTATTATTTAGAAATCTGGATTGATGGACACACTGGCGGAAATACAGAGCTTACAATGGGTGCTGGAGGTCCAGTCATTGAATATGAAACAGATCAAGAAGATAGGTTTTCACCAATAATTAGTTCATCATGTAAAATACCATACTTAGTAGAAGATAATATTGATTCAGCTTTTGTTGATACATTAAGAACAACATATCAAGAAAGGCAAGTTTACATTCATATTTACAGAGCAAGTTCATCAACATATCACACAGTTGCTCCATTATGGTCTGGATTTTTAGTAATGGATTTAGGCAAAGGACAAGATAAATCATTTCCTTATGTTCAAGAATTAAAATTTGTTGATGGTCTAGCGTTATTAAAAGATATTGATTTTGTTGATTTAAATGTTGCTGGTGGAACCCCTCCTTTTGAGGAAAGGGTGCAAGGAAATTATGCTGAAGAAAACATGTATTTTGGACCAGCTACTTACATTTATTGGTTTAGAGAAATATTAGCTAAAACTGGTGCATCATTAACAGCTCAAGGATCAACTATAAATTATGGATTTACAACATCTGTAAATTGGTATAATGGCGACATGAATAGCACTGGACAAAGTTCAGATCCTTTGCATAAGACCAAATGTCAAGTGTCAATGTTTCACCGAAAAGATGACCAAGAGGTATATTATCCAGAAAATTGCTATAAGGTTTTAAAAGAATTATTAAGACACTGGGGGGCAAGAATTACTTATTGGAAACATGAATTTTGGATTGTTCAAATACCAGAATACATTACTGGTGAAAGTGGAACAATAGACAATCCACAAAATAACTTTAGTCGAGTTTATAGTAATCTTGGAACTTATCAAAGTAGCCAAGACCATTTAGGCAGCACATATTGGACAAGATATTTTCAAGAAATATCAAACGAAAAAATTAGTAAATTAACTGGAACTAAATATGATTATCTTCCAATAGTAAAACAAGTAAATGCGGACTTTTTATCTTTTTCATCTAAAAGTTTTTATGGTGGTTTCCCTTTTGGACCAACTGCATTAGATCAAGAAGTTTTTCAAGGCACAATTAACAGTCCATCTTCGGCTGATTTTCTCTGGTTGTCAATACCTTTGGACTGGGCGTGGAATTGCCCTAATTTTCCAAGTGGTCATACTAATGGTTGGTGGTGTTCTGTTAAATTTAATTTTTACGCTAGTGATGGGAACACAACTTACTATTTACAATATAATTCAACAAGTGGAAAACATTATTGGAAAGATAGTTCAACATGGCAGCCATTAGGAAATAGATCACCAAGATATGTTATAAGGTCAAAAAATTTAAGTGAAACTGCTTATGTTGGTTTTGAAGAAAATATTCCTTTTGAAGATGAAAACGGTTCTTCAATATCAATGTCTGGAGCATGGAGTTTTTATTTAGATTTACATGCTACTGGAACAGCAACTGGATATGGAAATGGTAGTTCAAACCCTGGTTGTTTTTATCTTAATTTTAGTGGATATGGCTCACCTCAAAGAATGCGAAATCCAAATGTTGGAATAGTTTTACCAACTCCTTCTGGAAATTTAAATTCTGGAACTGTTAGTTGGTCAAATTCTTTAGAAGATAACATTGGTGTTGTAACAATAAATCCAACAACAATAAATCCATCTGGATTCAATGCTGGTAGTGCAACTGATGATATATCTTTTGACACAACATCACCATTTTTAGGTTTGTTACAATTGATGACTAATGGTCAAAGTGCTACTTATGGACAAACTATTAATACTTTAAACACATCAAGTGTAGCCGCAAAACAAAACTCCGAACAATATAATTTAGGAACAATGCTTTGGGGTGATGCTACTGAGTTTGCAAGAAGTAGTTTACAAGTTTTTGATGGCACAAATTATGTAAATACTGATGCCAGTGGATTATGGGGAAGAGGAAATTTGCTTGGGAATAAAACATTTACTCAATTATTAATAGATGAATTTTTATATGGTCAAACAAAAATAATTATAAGTCCATCAATGAGGTTAGCTGTTGGTGT